TCAAGCAATGGCGAGGAACAAATAAGTGCCGCCACTGGTGTTCAGTGCAGCAGGTGCTGACGACGTAACTGTAAAGCCAGCGTTCAACGGATCAATGTAGTCAGTGCTAGTTGTTTCAGTGTTTTGTAGATTTAACCGAAGATATGGGTCATTGCCGCTAACGATGCCCCTATCCGAATCCCAAACGTACCAATCAGCAGTGGAGTCGGTGCGTTTAATTAAAACAAATCGAGCGCCTGCGGTAAATCCACAATCAACATCAACGTTGCTGCCAGTGCCACTATAAGTGCCGACTTTGCTGATGCCAGACAGGGTGGCGAAGAGGTAGGCGATATAATCGTTGCTACTCCCATTGATAGAAGAATCGCTTCCAACGTAGAAAACTGAAGATGTGGGAGATGAAACGCTATTAAAAGCACTAAGGCCAGTTAATTTTGCGTTAGTTCCATTTAAAAAGAAACCTTCGGCGCTAGTAATTAAGTCATCAGTGGTAACTATCCAGTTTTCAGAGGTAGTCAGGCGTTTTGTAATGTAAAGCTCAGGTATGGCACCTAGATTGTGATTGATTGCACGATTGGCAGATCCATTGCCAGACCAAGTCACCACATCAAGAAAACCTGCGGCGCGTTTAAAAAACCAATCAACATAAGTGTGGCCGGACTGGTTAATGTCGTCTTCTTGCTTATATTTTATTGCATCCATATAAGCCCAAATTCTGTCACTAACGCTTGAGCCATGCACAAACCCAAGATTTAACGCTGCACTGCTATCACTTTGGAGTGTTCGGTAAGACAACAATCTGCTTGACCACACCCACTTGGTGGCTGTAGTAGTTCTTTTTTTGGTAATTACAAAGTCAAGTGGCCCAATATCGCTGCTATTTGTAATTGTGCTATTAACGCCATTCCTTAACTTGCCGTCGTACACATCTGTTCCGGCCTCGGGCGGCTTATGCGGACGGCGGATTGCGACGTAGATGTAGTTGTAGTTATTGCCGTTCCAATCAGTGCCGTTTGCTGTAATGTCAAAACCAGTCGCTAATGGCTGAATACCAACGTTTACACTTTCCTCGGCATTACTTTTGTTTGGATAAAGCCTATGACTATCAACGCCAGTCATGCCTCGCGTTACATCAAAAATATGCCAATCTTGACCATCACCATCAGTTCGCTTTACTAGCAACCATTGCGGCTCAAACCCGAGAGTGACAATGTTGCTGGTACTGCCGTTTCCGGTATAGCTTCCACACTTAATGATCGCCTCGTCGCTATTCGTGCCAAACGATTGATCGTCGTGGGCGAAAATGTAAGCAATGTAGTTTCTACCAGTTAAGTTTACGTTGCCGTCTGTTCCTACAGAAAAATTAGTCGATGTAGGCTCAGTGGAGTTCCACTCGTCATTACCGGTATCCTGCGTTCCATTACTAGCGTTTAACTGCAAAAACTCATTATTAACTGCACTTATTCCGTTGTGCCAAACATACCAGTTGTTAGTTGCGTCATACGCACGAACAATAATCATCCCTGGCACGCTGCCAAGGTTGTGCGAAATAGTACGCGCGGTGCTATTCCCCGCATAAGTCACAACATCAAAAAATCCCGGCGCTTTGCGGAAGGTCCAAGATGCGTAATCGTCCCCTGAGTCATTTACTTGATTAGAGCTTCCGAGAGTAAACCCATTAGAGTTAAATGCAGTCAAGTAATTACTAATTGTTCCTCCAGCATTAGCTGAGTCTGTACGCAAATACTCATTTGCGCCTCTTTCTGTATCAAACAACCAATGATTGTATGCTGAGTTTCTATTTTTAATCCACGTTAATCCACCCTCACCGCTCAAATCAATTTCATTCGTGATCGTCTGCGTGCTGCTATTGCCGCCATACAAATAAGTGCTGAACACGTCATCGACGTACAACGCAGCACCTGCCGCACCCGCTCCAGCAGCACCAGCAGCAACAACGCGAGAAATCGGATCCATCAGTTATCAGGTGGTGTAATCAACCAGAGAAGCAGCACGGAAGCTCGTGCCACCATCATTGGTCACAAAGAAGAATAGATGCGTCTTGCCCGACGTAAGCGTCGGTGCCGTAGCTGACGGAAACGAAACAGATGACGGCCATGAAATCGTCCGATCACCCGTCACGTCAATCTCAACCGTAAATGCAAAGGCACGGCTTGACGGGATATTGCTGAACGTAAAAGTCGAATCCGCTGAAATGCTCTTGGTGAAGTAGTTGCCCGTTGAACAATCAATATCAAGCGCCGAAACTGCAACGACGTTTCCGGCATACGTTCCAGAAACATCTAGATCCGTGTTGGTGGCTGCTGTTGCACCTGTACCAACGGCCCAGCTCGTGGCATAGGTCACTGCACCCGTTTGACCACCAACGCTGGTCACAGCGCCCGTGTTATCGGTAAAGCTCAGCGTTCCAGAGCCATCGGTCTTCAAGACTTGGTTGGCAGAGCCGTCAGCACTAGGCAGCGTGAACGTGACGTTGCTGCCGATCGTTGCAGCGCCCTGGAGCGCCACATAGTTGCTGCTGTCAGAGTCGGCAAAACGCACATCTGATTGCGCGTTCATCGTCACGTCACCCGTGAACGTTGCGCCTGACAACGCAGCCAGCCCAAGATTGGTGGCTGTAACGTCACTTGAAACAACGATCCAGGCAGAGTTTGCGCCGTTCCGGATCTTTAGCTGTGCAGGCGTAGTGCTGGTGTCAATCCAAAGCTGATACGCATTAGTGGTGCTGGGTGCAGAGCTACCGCTTTGCAGGCTCGACAATGCAGCAAGAATCGAGTTCAGCTCAGTCCGAAACGCCAGACCGCTTTGGTTGGCAAGTGTAATGTCCGTTGACTGAGCCATCAGGTGATCTCCCGACCGTGACCAACGGCCTGATAATCGAAAGTCTTACTCACGATTGTATCGGAGCTGTTCTTAAAGGTCACGGTGAAGCCAGTCCGGCTAATGCTAGAAATCTGGAAGTAATCACCGCTGTCCATATCCTGCGCTGTAATACCAACGCTTGGCCTTCCATAAAATGCAGCCGGGAACGTGATCGCCTTGGCTGACGTGCCACTGCTGATGTTGCGTTCTTGCTCGGTACGGCGTTGCAGCCTAGTCGTCACTCCAAGCTCTTCAATCGCGATGTTTTGCACTGGATCGTTGGTTGTTGCCTCAACCTTGAACTGGAACCCGCGCCCACGCTTCGTGCCATTCACAAATGGCTGCCAAGCTCCATAAGTCGGTGAACCACTTGGATCATCATTTGTAGAACGCACATACGTCTCAGCGTTGACAAGACTAATATCCGTTCCATCAATATCAGCCCAAGTGTCAATCAGACCAGTGCGGCTATCGAAGAAATCAGTCGGGACATACGCTCTGGATTTCAACGTTTGCAGAAGCTCAAGGTCATACTTGGCACCAAGATCCAACGTGGTTAAAAATTCATAAGAGCCGCTGCTATTTGTATCGCCAAAATTGTCCAAATCGGTCAGCTCGTCAAAATCAGTAACGTCATCAATTAGTCCTGAAGCGGTAAGAATTAAAGCTTCCTCTACGTCGCTATATGCCATATTTGTTGCAGCACCTTGGAACGGCGGTGTATCGTCATCCTCGCGATACGTTTGAGCAACAAACAAGTCTTGCGGTTCAGGCAGATCAACAACAACGCTGGCAGTGCCTGGCGACTCGTTTCCTGTTGAGTCAACTGCTCTGATGAAATAAGTGCCCTCAAGCAGCGGCACGATCTTCCGCGTACTGCTGCCATTTACAGCAGGAACAATATCGTTGGTTCGCACCCAAGTTGCAGACGCTCCAATCTCAGGCGTGTGCCTGATGCGAATCGTTCCACCAACTCGCACATCAAGATCAACTGATTGCGGCCAATGCAGTTCAGCGTTGTGCTGGTCGATCGGCGCAATAAACAAATCAGGGATGGTTGCCGGTGGGGCAGACTTACCTACAGCCGTAAAAGTTTCTTGCGCTGGCGGCGAGTTCTGAAAACCAGCACTCTGACCAACAACTTCAAATTCATACGTTCCGTCTGTTGCGTTTAAAATTTCATAGTCGTTGGCGAACGTTACGAACTCGTTCCAGTTGTTGTTCTCATACCGCCAGCGAACAATGCTGCGAGCTGTATCTGTTCCAGGCTGCCAACTAAGGATAATTTTGACGTAAACCTGACCGTTTGCCTCATAAAGACGCTCATCAGGAACCAAGTTTGTTGGTTGACCGGCAGGGTTATCTAAAGCTGTAACGTCACGCCGCTGCAGCGGTACATCACGTTCAACAAAGTCATACTTTCCTGTCTCATGCGTCAGCGCAGTGACGCTGTATGTTCCTTCCTCGTTTTCAGCAACACCGATAACGCGCCAAAGGCTAGGGCGAACACCGTCCGTTCCAATCGCAAATACTGAGTTTGCAGTTGGTACATACTCAAGTTCTGACCCTGTTGGTAACGTAATCGTGTCACCGGTCCACTGAGCACTGTTAATACCGCCTACGGAAACCTGTCGAACAACATCTTGATCATTGTCTTCATCACGCACACGCAACATGATGTTGAAGTCAAACGTGTCAGGCGCACCATTCGGGAACATGTCATCCTTGGTGCGATCTAGTTTGATCACATTGCCTGTAGAGCCCGGCTTAACCCGACCACCGCGAAAACGATTGGCGCGGAACGGATCTGCAACTTTGATGATCATGCCAGGGCGCACTTTTGTACCCTCTGCCATGCGTGTTGTAAAGCTGCAAGTTTCAGTTTCTCGGTTCTCTGAATACAACAACCATTCACCCAAGCGCCGTGCTTGACCACGCGAAGTGCAACCAACAGCCTTGATGCTTTTTTTGATTACGCCAAATTTTTTGATCGCATCTTCATCTTCAACCAGCTCATAAGCGGTGTCCCTGATGTCTAGGTCCAAGTAAGAAACGCTTACACAGGTGTGGCGTGTCTTGATGCTGCTGCCGCTATAACTGAAACCTTCTTCAGTAACGTTCGACTGTGTAAAAATAAGCTCAGGATCTTGCGGACGATCCATCGTCAACGCAAGCGCACCAGCAGACCAATACGGTTGCGCCCTAAAGATGGACGCCATTTGGTTGATCAGGTCAAACGCTTCAGACTGCGTTTGGATGCTGATATTGCAGGCAAATCGTGGTTCTTGCCCGCCAAAACCATCAGGCACCAATGCAGCGCAATACTGCGAGCAGTCGTAAAAATTGAACTTGTTTAGCTGCTCTTCCTTGATGTTTTGACCAAAGCCATAACGCTTGTTGATCAACAAGTCATAAAGGATCCAAGCCGGGTCTGTTGTCCAAGCTGCTGTGCCAAACGTACCAGTCCACAGACCGTCGTAGATCAGCCTTCCGTTGTCTGCGTCAACAGTTGCGTTGTTTGGAATTTTGACCTTGATGCCACGGATCCGATACTTACGATCTGGAACACGGCTGAACTGCTTTGCGTCAATAACATGACCAAAAAGAGCGCTATGCGGGTAAGTAAATTTTCCGTAAACGTGTTCTGTATAACTTGACCAAATTATCTCAGAGTTGAAGGTATCGTCACCCGTGCGGTCTGCATCATTAACAGTGTCTCGAATGACGCGAATTTGAACAGGTTTTGACTGGCTCATGTCCAGCTCAAAGTATTTCTTTCGTTGATACAGGTCAACTGTGCGTCCTTTAATTGTGTCGGTAACAATGTCGGCAAATGCACCACCGTTGTATGAAACCTGAATCCTGTAGTCAACCGACGTGCCAGTAATGTCGCCGTTATCTCTGAATTGCTGCAGCTGGGGTACGTTTAAAGTGACGCGCACTGCTGTCACGTTTTGATCTGTAATTGTTCTTGTAACTGGCGTTCCGTTTGCTACAACGGTGCCAACAGCGACTTCTTCTTGAACTGACTCGCTTACCTCGCTTAAAGGGCCTTGCACTCCATGCTCAGCGCCGAATCTTACTGATACTTCGTATTGCTGAAAGTTTTGATCCCCCGGCGATACTCCTGAAGAAACATCAGCACCAGCCCGAACAATCGGCGTATTGTTGAAATAAACATCCTTCAACATCTCGTCGGCATAACGCACAGTTCCTCGCGTTAAACCCAGACGAGCAGGCGTTGCAGGGCCTTCAATCTCCCCTTCACTTACAAGGTCAACAATCCGGGCAACCTGGCGTGAATCAAGATTATCCTTTTCTACTTTCTGACTGCCACCAGCACTACGCTGACTGCCACCACCACCCGCACCAATGATTTGATCAGTCATCTTGCGTGTTGATGCCAGCCGATATAACCACGCTACCGACTAACGTTTCGCCATACACCACTGGAACGACAACGCCTTGACGGCTTACGTTCTGAATACCAGAAAAGCTAATCGGATTACTGGCTGGATCGGCCTCAAAATCAGGCACTTCAGGCACAGGCGTCAGCATTTGTGATACGCCGGTCAAAATTAAACCGCCGCCAAACACCCCAATAGCAGTCATTGCTTTGCCGCCGATCACTGCCCCCACACCAGGTAAAGCAAGTGAGAACGCCACTAACGCAATTCCAGCCAAAACCGAGCCAACACCCTGTCCGCCCGCACCACCAATCACAGGCACAATGCTGATCGCTTCGTCTCTTCCGGCTGGGTAACTCAGTTGTTCGGGATTGCTACCTGCTTGCAGCTCTAACGTTCCAACCAACACCTTGTAGTCATAATCCGCCATGTGAGCAGCAAGACCTTGGAAGTTGGCACGCAGAAAACTAATTGCCTCAACCGGCGTGCTCACTGCTGCACGAAAAACCTTTTGCCCCAAAAACTTTGCCAGGCTGCCGTAGACCTTAATGGTTTTGAGCATCGTCAGAACCTCGTCTCGTGACGCAAAAAACGACCAGTGTTCTTCAAATAATATCCGTTCAAAACGTCTCGGGAACTTAAACGACCCCTGAGATGGTGCAAGATCTGCTGCTCTCCTAAATACACCGCGCAATGATTCACCCCACCAGCTCCATCAATGTTCATCAGTAATGCGTCCCCGCGCTGTAACTCCTCAAGTGGCACTTCCTTAAAACCAATCCCAGACCAGCAATCATCAAAGATCGGCTGTTCGTTGAACGTAGACAGCGGTGGCCGATCCCAATCGCGTAATTCCAAGCCGTCTTCTGCGTACCAATCGCGGACCAGCGTCCAACAATCGCTAACGCCCCAAACCCATTCACGTCCCAGTAACTCTTGCTTGTAGCCGGATGGCTTGATTTCGCACCAAGTGTTTGTAACAAGGCTGATGATGTGCCAAGGCAAGCCGCTTTTCTCGCACGCAACCTTGTCTGCCTCGCTTGCCTCTGCTTTTGTCGTCGGGTGACTGTGAACGACAGCCATTACTTCACCGCGATCTTCTGCTACTGCATAATCAACTGGATCAAGGATGAACAGCTCTTCTGGCGACTCTGCCAAGTTCTTGCAAGGCAGATAACGCTCACGTCCTTTGATGATGACAAGCAACCCACACGCCTCACGCGGCGCTTCAGATTGGGCATGTTCTAAAGCACTGGAACGCCAATCACTCATGACAGATTCGTGCCAACACCAGGGAATGACCCGAATGGTAAATCTGCATATTCGCCAAAGCGAATCTTGCAACTGCTGACTCGTTTGCCGCAGACATCATCAAGCGGACTGCCATCTGTGATAACCATTGGCTCACCGCCTCGACCGCTGTTTGATTGCCACATAACCGTTCCATCAGTTGCTTGAATTTGCAGGTTGCCGGAATCTTGCAAGACCAACTTTGCACCATATCCTGTTGATGCTGTAACCGTATAAGACGCACCGACTTGGTAGTACACGCCACCGGCAACTAATTTCTGATTACGCCAAGGGTTGCTTGAACTCGTGACGATTGAAACCTCGAATATATCGTTTTGACGGAAGTTGCCAGTCGAGCTAACAACAGTGACTGGCGCGGTAAACGTATCAGTCGGGTTCTCCCAGCGACGATTGACGCCAAGAACACGCGCCGCAGAGTCAGGTGGCAAAAGAACACTTGAGGCCGTAAATCTCAGCTCAACCGTGCGCCCATCTGCAAGCGTAAAGGTCTTGTCACGCGTTTGACTGCCAGCCGAATAATCATCGGCATTCCCAAAAATCTCGTGGTAAAAACTAGCGTGCCTTCCAGGTGTTCCAGAGTCAGGTAAGTACCCGTTAAACCTTGCAGTGCTTAACTGCCCCTCAAATTCTGTTGCGGTCTGCCACACCAGTCCGCCTGATGCGTTCTGAATAAATAAATCGCCGTTTGTGCCTACCTTAATGAAACCACCTTCGGCTTGACCTGATGTTGCGCTCCTCCAACTCACATCCGTAATGTTGCTTGGGTCGTTGTTTTTGCCATAAACGAAAAAGTCGCCTCTCGTTCCAAACTGTGCTCTATACCATCCGTTTGATGACACAAGATATTGCCCAGCAGTCAAAGAGCTGCCGCTGCTTAAAATTTCGTCTCCGCTGCTATAAGCAAAATTCGTCGCCGCAGTCCCATTGAGCAAGTTGTCGCTTTCATCGTAGAAACGCATATCGTTAATCACACCATCCGGTCGCCACGGGCAACCCTCTAACGTTCCATCAGCGCCACCCTTGTATTGCCATTGGCAAATGTTTTGCAAACACTGCCGCTTCGGACCGCGAATGTTTTCAAGGTCTAAACTTGCTGCCAGCTCAAACTCAACAACGTCACGAGTTTCGAGCACCTTACGGTTTACAAAGTAGATCTCTTGCGGCAACTCCTCGTGCGTCAACGTGCCACCCGTTGGGATGTACGGGTTTGTGCCATTGTCAAAGTTTTCTTCATCCAAAAAACGCGTTAGCGTTCTGCGGCGAATAACTTTTGCTCCAGTCAAATCGTTGCCGTAGGTTGTTTCGTTGACGTTTACCAGCAACGTTGAAACAACGCTAAACAGGTTGCCAACACGCAACGTCGGACGAGGAAAACCGCTTTGCCCAACCTTGTATTCAAAACCATCAGCTTCAACCGGCATTGCCGTATAAATCTTGCCTTGGTAAATAATTTCGCCTGTTGTTGTCTGGACAACAACGCCGTTGAAGAACCTGTAAATCGTATCGCTGCCGTGAATCGCTAGGTCAAGATGCAGCTCAAACAGTTCAATAACTGCAAGCGGAGAATCCTTAAGCAGTTCGTCAAAAATAATAACGTCGCTCATAGGTCAAAGACCTCTTGGAACGTTGCCTGAATTGTGGCACGGTTCAAATATGGAATCGTCTTGCTCCAGTTCAAACAGATCCACTTGTAAGAAGTGGTCTCGTCTGGTGGCGTCCATGTGAAATACTCCGATCCACCACGCGCATCCAAAAAGGTTTCAATCGTGTCAGCGTCGGTCTCTGACACCTCAAAGGTTAGGTTCCACACCTTGGGGTCTTGGTTAAGGCCAAACGTCAATCTTTGAACGTAGCCGTCACCCATTTGGACCTGACGAATCTTGGGCTTGCTTCTTTTTTGTGCCCCGTAAGTTGGAGTGATTGAAGGAAAGTCAGCCATCAGCGTGTCAGCAAGCCTCCAGGTCGTTTTTGCTTGATCAACTCAGCTTGGACTGCAGCGCCAATCGCTTTGCCAAGTTGCGAAGCGGACTGGCTGTCGCCCTGCACCGATGACCCCGAAGCATCAACGTTCACAGTCACGTTAGCGGTGCCCATTGCATGGTTTGGAACAATCGTTCCACTGCGATCAGGAATAAATAACTCAGGACCGCGCTCACCAACAAGAGCAGCTTTTCCAACTGGCGGGCGACCACCATCAGCAAAAGCGCCTGAAAAATCAAGCCCTGAAGTCAACACCTCGGGAGATGTAAAACCACCCGGTCCTGCAACACTTGTGCCGCCACCAAATATAGAACCGACAGCGCCTAACAATGTTCCAAAAAGACCGCCCGAGCCTGATTTGCCCATGATCGCCATTTCAAGCATTTGACTTCCAAGTTTTTTCAACATGCTGCTGGCGATATCACCCAGCGTTTTGGTGCCGTCGATCATGCCCTCGATACCATTCAAGATTTCGTTGTTAATCGTGTCAGCTATTGACTTGAATTCTTCGGATAGCTCTTGCGTGTGACCAGTGAAAGTCAGCACGCTTGTATCAAGGTCTTGATACATGTCAAATTGATCTTGCAATGCCTGAGTAATTTGTTGATTTCTTTCTAAACGCAGTGTTTCAAGATCATTCCGCTGTGCCGCTCGCAGGTTGCTGCGCTCTTGATCCGACAACGCTTTAGAAAGTAGATCAGCGTATTTAGCTTCTGTGTTCGCTTTCTTTAGAGCAAACTGCAGCCGTATTTTGTCGGTTGCACTTTGTTCACCCATGATTTTCAGTTCTGCGCTTGATATCCGCAGACGCTCGCTAGCGGCTTTATTTTGCCTTTGCGTCTGTTCAAGTAACCTTTTCTCCTCTTCAGTTAATGGCTTCGGTTTCATTGCCTCTTGCGCTTTCTTGATCGCAGCCTGCACGGCACTAAAATCAAAAGCGCCTTGGTCAGGTCGCAAGTCAGTGCGTTGAGCGATTGCAGTTTGTACGCGCTGCAGTTTTGATTGCAACTCAGAAAGCTCACCTGATGCAACAGCGGCGCTAACGCCCATAGCGTCTAAAGATTCACCGCCCACTACGGCAGGTTTCTCTAGCTCTGCGATTGCTGTTTGAAGGCGGTCTGCTTCTTTTGTCAGGTCTTCGACTGATCCTGTGTCGATTAGATCTTGAAACTCAGTGACGCTTTTACTCAGTTCAAAAATCAACGCGGCTGATCCACCAATAGCAGCCAAGCCAAGAACAATTTTCCCTAGTGCTGCGATCTGCGCCGTGCCCATAACGCTAAGAGTCGTAGCCAGACCACCGATCGCAGGCAATGCAATAGCTGCAGCCGTACCGAGCAACAAAATGCCGCCCGCAGCTTGCTTTAAGGGTTTTGGCATCCCGCCAACTTGCTTGAGAAGCTCAGTTGCTTTTTCAACAAATGGCGTGATAACTGGCAGCAGTTCTGTGCCTATAGCGGTGCTCAGTCCTGATACAGCGTTGCTAAACGCTTTGAACTTAGCTGCAGGCGATTGATTCAAAATTGCTTGAATCTTGTCCTTGTTTTGATCAAAACCTTTTGCCAGCGAATTAATCAGAATGTCTGCAGTAATCTTTCCTTCACTTCCAAGCTTTTTCAGGTCTGCAACATTTACCTTCATCTCATCAGCAACCAGTTTCAAGATTCCTGGCAGCTGTTCTGAAATAGACCGGAACTCGTCGCCTTGCAAGCGACCAGATCCGAGTGCTTGGCTCAACTGCAAAAATGCAGCCGATGCAGAAGCGGCTGACGTGCCACTAACAAGCGCGACAGCATTAAATCCTTCAAACGTCGCTTGGATCTCGTCAAGCGATTTGCCAACAGGACGCAAGCGAGCAAAAATATCAGCGAACTGATTAGAAGACTCAGCCAAAGATAGATTGAAATTCTTGGCATTTCTTGCAATCAATTTTTGCACCTGATCGTATTCACCATATTCACTTGCTAGCGCCTTGATTCGTATTTGCGTTTGAGCAAATTGTGCGGCTTGGCTGACGACGCTTTTTGTCACTGCGCCAAGACCCAATCCAAGCAAAGCGCCCTTAAGGCCGCCTAACTTATCAGCCAGTGCTTTCGCGCCTCTTGCAGCACGGTTGAAGCCAGCGCGAATTTTTTTAGTTGCACGCTCGCCAACAATACCGAGGTTATACATCACACGCTGTGAACGTGTCATGACCTGCTGCAGCTTTTTGCCTTCTCTATTGACTTGCCGTAACGGGTTGATCGCCTTGACAGCGTTGACGATCAGCTCGATATTGGATACTGCCACGGCTACCTAAGCGATAGCTTCATCTTATCGACGCATCTTTGCACGCTGCATTGCGCGTTCTTCCTCTTCGTTTTTATGCGTGAAGTACGCCGCGTAGTAAACCAGCTCCGCATCGGTTAGTTCGTTGCGAAGCCGACTTACCGTCATCCCTAGTTCGCAGGACAAGAAAAACTCAAACGTGAGCCATTTGTCCTGCTTCAGTCGTTTTTTGCCTCGTCAAGCGATGCATCATTCGCGATGCCGAACAAGAACAGTTCAAGTTCGTTCAACACTGATTCGGGCAGCTTGCGTTGTAGCTTGGCAGCATCAGCAGCAGCAAATGGTTTTGTGCCGTCTTCTAGTTCTGCCATTTGACATAGCATCTGCGTGCTCATGTCCAACGCTTCGTCAGACCCTGAAAGCTGTTGTGCCTTCTTACGATCTGCGCGGGTGATCGGCTTGAAGTACAGGTCAACGATCTTTGCGCCGTCTGCATTCTTCAGTTCAAACTTGCGCCGCTGGTTCAGGTCAAATGCATCGACCAATTCATCGACCAGTCGCTTAGATCCAGGCATTAAAAAGCGGGCCAAACTATGACCCGCCAACAGTAGCACTAAAGGCTCACAGATTCATCACTCAAGGTTAGAAGTGATAGCACCAGAAGTAACAAAGTTGCAGCTAACAATCACCAGCTCACCAACGGTAGAAGTGATTTCCATGTCGGTGATGATGCCAGCGAAGCTGACGCTGTCAGTTCCTGAAGTCGTGCCAGTGGTAAACAGTTCAAACGTTGCGTCTGAAGGGTCTGCAGTGGTTACAACGTCTTCTAGAAAGCCAGCCTGGCCGGTTGCGTCAGGGTCATAAACCAGCTCAACAGTGCCGGATCCGCTGATCATGCTGCCAACAAAAGACCGGAAGGTGTCGCCGTGATCGGTAACATCCAAGGTCTCTTTAGTGATCGACAGCGACCAGCTGCGAGTGCCAACAATGGTTGCATTAGAGCTGCCGGCAGCATCAAACTGCACAGCCCCTTGTTCACCGCGAAGAATAGCCATGGTCAGAGTTCCTCAATGAATTCAAAGGTCACACGGACCTGGGTTTGGTAATACCCTTCTGGCGATGGTGTTGCCACTACCTCCGGGCCGACTGGTGCATCGAAGTAAACCCCCGACACAATGTTTCGATTATAGAGATCACGAATGCGCTTGCTAATTGTCAAATTGGCCCCGGCTCCCACACCTTTAGCGCTAAAAACGTTGATAACAACCACGCCAGTCATGCGGTTGTCGGATCCTGTAGGTAGCCCCTGCGTTAAATACGAACTGCTGCCAAAGCTGACATTGCACTGCGCCCACGATGAGTTTGGCGTTGGCTTATATGCCATGTTGTGAAACACAACCGGCACCTGCGGTGCTTTATTCAGCTCTGTAGCAAGTCGCCCTTCAATGGTCGATCTGATGGTGTTTAGGTTTGCCGCCGCCATCAGCTTTGCCGCTTGATACGTTCATATTCTGCCTTCACATAATCACGGAGGTCATTGTTAATTAGATCAATCCAACCGGGCCCGTTGGTTTGGTGGCTGCTGCCCTTGCCGGGCGTTTCCCAGTTCGTGACCTTGCGGTTTGGGTCGTACCGTTGTTCTTCTTTCAATCCTGAACCTGGTTGCGCATAGGCCAGCTTTTCTGCATACGGCAGGTTGTTGTGAATGCTGTAGTAGTTGCCAAGTTTTTCGGTGCCGTAGTTAGTTCTACGAAGTTGCGGCTGCGTATTTCGGTAATCGCCCTTCGGTAATCCTGGAAATGGTGCAGCATTTTGACCAATCGCCCAGCTGTTCCTGAACCGACCAAGGTCAACCGGGCTTGCTTGTTTTAGTTGGCTGTCGGCGTGTAAAACGACCTTGCGAAGCAGTTTTTCCACCTGCTCTTCTATGTGATCGCCAATCTGATCAAGCCGAATCTCCTTAGCCATAATTAGGCACGCAAGAACAGCTCGTAGGTAATCGCGGTGTTGTCCTGCTCAATCGTTCGGCGTTCGATGATTTGATGCACGACACTGCTAATCACCACTTGATCATTGCTTTCAGGAACAGTCGTCAACGCATTTGCTGCGATAGTCAGTTTCTTGTCATCAGCACGGATCAGCTCATTGACCTCGCGTTGCGATACGTTTTCGACAACACCACTGATGGTCACGTCACTGACAGAACGATTAATTTCACCCGTAGTCGTGTTGTAACTGCCTTCAGTCAAATACCGAATCGTGACATCACCGCCAAGCTTGCTGATGGCTTTGCCTGCAACCTTTTTCAGCGAATTAGCGAGTCCCATCAGATCCGATAAGCAATGCAGGCACCGTTCTGCAGCTGAATGCTTGTGAACACTCCAACGATGTGAAAGCCAGCGGGAAACGTTTCACCAGCCAAAGTGTTGCCGGTGTAATTTTCACTGGCAATAGCGGTCACAGTTGTGTTTTCGTAAAAATCAATATGCTTAAAGCGGCCAGTATGAGCCGCTGCATCAGTAATTACTTCCGCGCCAAGCGTGTAATCAATTCCTACATCACCTTGTCCGAAACCTTTTGCCATGATCAGAGCCGGTAAGCCATTACAGAGCCGCTAGTCAGCGTGATGCTTGTAATCACGCCGCAAATCTCGCAGCTTGCCTTCAATGGTGCTGCAGCCATTGAATTGCCGGTGATGTCTTCAGTGTCGATTGCAGCGATTACTGAATCTTCAAGGGCAACAATCTTGCCGAAACGACCTGTATGCGCTGCGGTGTCGTCGATGTATTCAGCGCCCGGATACATGTACTGCATGATTAACTCCGTTTAATGGATACGTTACCCGGCCCACTGATTCTAATGCCGTTCAAATAACCCTGAACAATCGGCGGAATGCGATCCAAACCAACTGCACCGAACTGATTCGGTGTGACATTTAGGCTGCCAATGCTGACGTTCTTGTAATCCTCAAGACCGCTTAGGCCAATGCCATCTTTGTTGTTGTTGAGATACACCGCAAGCACCGCTTGTGCTTTCTTGACCCGCTCAGGGATCTCTTCGTCGGTGTAGTAATCCGTTGTGATGCGAAACGGAAAACCAACGCTGTAGGTATTGATATACGTCCCAGGGCGGCGAACACCAGTGCGCGGCCATTCGAGTGCCTGCGTATCAGTCGCCTTTGCACCTAGAAACCGCTCGCGATCAATACGCTGCGCAGCGGTATATAGGGCGCGATTCTTTTGATCTGTCGTTGCACTTGCCCATGCAACAACATCATCATCTTCGATCAAGCCGTCGATGATATCTTGCGCGTCACTCAGCGTTAGGTAGCTGTTGGCGCTTGCGCCGCCCGCCGTTGCGTCGATTGAGATTGCCATCGGGCTTCACGGTCTGTTTTTTAGATTTTGGCGCTTCTACAGAAGAAGAGGCCACCGCATTTGCGGCAGCCTCAACCTCATGTTTTCGCCGGAAAGCGAACAACCCCATCAGGAAGCTGCACTCTTGATGACAACAAAGTTCAGCACAAGGGCTTCACCTGCAGTCGTACCGACGTTGGAAAGGGTCACATCAAAAGACCCAGCAGCAACGGCACTCACACTTGCGATGTAAGTACCGGTGCTTGCACCAGATTGAACGCAGACAGACACCACATCGGTGGCGGCCACTTCGCTGTTGGTAACGGTGAAGGAAACTTCAGCCGCACCAGCGAGGGAAGCGTCAGAAGTAGTGATCTGACCGCAAGGCTGGTTCAGGGTTACACCAGTTGACTTGTCAGTGTCCTGGGTAACAGCGCCGCCTTTGACATAGCCAATGGCTTTGCCGGCGGTTACTTCAAAGAGGGATGCCATGGTTAATTACCTCAGTCTTGGTTGGAAACGTTGGTAATACGCACGATGCCCACGTTCTTGGTCTCAAAAACTTTGCTCCAGTTAGAAGCAGTTTCAAGAACAGTGCGGGTCGGGTTCACCGTAGAAGAACCGTACTTAGCACCAACGGGGTGGTACACATAATGAGCGTCAAGGCTCATTGCATCGCTTTTGGCAAGGATGTCCCGGTCTTGCTCGATGTCGAGACCGGTTTGCTCGCCAGATGCAACGGCGCCAGGCTTGAAGGCATAAGTTGCATACTCGGTTGAAGAACCAGAGCCTGCAGTTTGCACATCATCGCTGACAATCACACGCATTCCCATGTAAACGGGAACGGAAGGATTGCCAAACTGGCCGCTTACATCACCACCAGACTGGGTGGTAGAAGTGCCGCGTGCATCTTCAGTGCTGACGTACTGAATAGCGTTGCGCTCAACGAGGTCGTAGTAAACCTTGCTGTGCATACAGAGCACAGAAAGCTTCTCGCCTTGGTCGCCCAGAATTGAACGAGCTTTTGCAATCTGACGCGCAGAAAGTGCGGTCGGAGTGTCACCAGACTCGGAGTCAATGCACAGATCAAAGAATGCGCTGCTGCTGGTGTTGGCGTTCAGGGAACCGAACACACCGCTAAGGGTGGAAATCAGATCTTTCTGACGCTGGTGCGCAATGTAAGAAGCAAGCTTCTGACCAATCGCGGCCATCGGGTCAGAACCTGCAGCCAGTGCGGCGAGGTCGCGTGACTCAAATGCACGTCCCCTGTGAAGGATCACAGCGGTTTGCTGGTTGGTTGTGATCTTGCCAGGAGTCAATGAAGAGCTATCAGTCAGCACTTCAAAGTCGCCAGCCAGGTTTGCTGCGAAAGCAGGAACCTTTACGAAATCACCGCCCTCGGTGGCATTCAGTTCCGCCATCGGAGACACAACACCGGACTGCAGAAATGCATCCCGACGGGTGGTCTCTTCAATGATGTACGGGGTAAATACCTCGGGTACGATGATATCGCTACGCAGGGTAGCCATAACAAATTACCAAAAAAAGGTTTACTGAGTCGGGCACAGCCCTTATTGGCTCAGCACAGCCTCGCCGTGATTAGATACTAACGACCAGCAGCAACTTTGAGCCTTTCGTACAAATCACGATCAGTGCGAGCTAAACGCATCTGTTCAGTGATGTTGTAATGTTCTGGGCTAAACGGATTTTTTGTTCCAGCAGGAATGTCACCGCCGCCGCGACTGGTTGGTGCGCCAGAACCCTGTGGTTTAGGTGCTTTTTGCATCCAGTCAGGCACATTTTGTTTTGCCCAGTCAGACACAGGCGTGCGCTGATAACCGTCAACCACGACGACAGTGCCATCAGATTCGCGTTCAATCTGATTGCGATCTAGCTTTGTGTTCAGCACTAGCTCAGGATCATGCACAACATCAGCCAATGCACTAACGGCAGGGCTGATTAACTCAAGCTCACGAATGCGGGCTTCAAGTTCTGCAATCCGCTTGTCTTTTTCAGACGTTGCCTCACGAAACTGTTGTTCAAGTGCTTGACGGGCTTCGTCGTACTTACCCTTTGACTCAAGCTTCGATTGTTCGACGCTGCGTTTGAACTCGATCAGTTCCTTAACGTCGACGCCATCAGGAACAGCTTTTGCCTGTTGCTTGGCTTTCTTGTACTCATCCAAAAGCTCGGCATTTTTGCGCCGCATTGCTTCTAGTTCGTCTTGCAGATTAGACAGTTCTGCATTTTGCTCCACAGGAGCAGTTTGCTCTTCAGACATTTAACCCACAGGGCTAATTTGCAGGCTTAGTTTACACCTTTTCTGTAAATCAGCCCCAGACAGGTTTTATTTACGTTTCGGTGCGGAACGCAACTGTGAACGACGTTTCAGCACAGGGTTGCCCGTGCTTTCTGACTTGATGCGGATCACTGGGTCTTCTTTGGTCCCCACTCGGGTGACAGTGCCACCGCTCGGGCCTTTGACAGATGCCCGTGTGCCTGCAGAACCAGTTACAACACCAAAGGTCCGCTTGCCTTGATACATCCAACTAACGCGCTGTCCCCGTTTCATTTTTTCTTGCTCCCTTTTTTCTTGACCGGTTTGGCGGGCTTTTTAGGGCCTTTCATGTAGCCAGGCATGACAATGAAGACGCTGCTTCAATTTATCCGGCCGTAACGTCTTCGCAGATCATCCAGTGTTAATTCGCTGCCGTCATCGCGTACAAGCTTTGCGATTGCATCACGCGGGCCATACTTACGGGAAAGCCTTTTAAAGTATGGAACTCGTGATTCTCCTAATGCTTCTACTTGTCGTGATTTGCTTTGCTTAGAAAGCCATTCGCCATAACTCTGATTTGCAGGAACCATGCCACCCTGCGCAGCACGACGGCCAACTGGTAGCGGTGTTTCGCCTTCCTCTTGTTCAATCACCGGAACAGTCGTAGACCTGCAGTTGAAATGCTGCGGTGGTTTTGGTCCTTTGCCGTATTCAAATTCGCGGCCATCAAGTGCGCGACAAATTGCAGATGTGCGCGTATCCAGCGTGGCGACGTAACGGTATCGCTTGGTGATGTCTTGGTTTGCTTCGTAAACCTGTTGTGATGCAGCGTTTGCGACTTGATTCACGCTGGTGCGAACAAGGGTCAATACTTGATGGCCTGCCGCTTTGGTTATTTCACCGCCTGCAAGCTGTAATTGTTTCACAGATTTTGCGCGTTGCCCGAATTCCAGCCTTCCGACAAGCCTGCTTGCAATTTCTTGTGTTGGCTCACCCGTTAGCAAACCTTGCCGCACAACTTGCGAAAATCGTTCAGCTTGTTGTTCAGCAATACCCCTGAAAGTTTTTTCTACGACCTTGCCATTTGGCAGTGTGATCATCGTGCCTTGAGCAGCAGTCAGGCTGAACGTTTGCGGTGATCCATACGCTGCAGCAAATAAATCATCAGACAATGAGACGACCCCGATCTGAGTCGGGTCAGTCATCACAACCGATCGCGCAAACTGCGGCGAAATTTCAACCGTGTTGACAGCAGTACGCGAGCCAGCTGGCAAAGCTTGCTCCAGCTGACCTTGCACAAATTCAGACTGCAGTTCAGCCAAACCCTGCAACTCTGACGCAGTGAGTAACGCGCTATCACCTGCCCAAGTGTCAAGTGATTCCTTGAGTTGTGCCAATATCGACCGCAACCGTGCGGCCTTTGCTGGCGCAGTAATCGGCTGTAACTCACCTTCAGTGACGTTAGGGATCAACCTCTGCAGTTGATCCACAGAGTCCAAAATAATATCGTTGTAAGCAACAATGATCTGCCGCGCAACACTGTTGCTGTAACGATTTAGATCAATCGCATTTCTGAACAATACGGAAGGCGTGCTCATTACTCATGCATCCCCACTTCTTCTGGGTCATAAGGGCATTGCAAGCAAACCTCAGCACCACCTTGAATTGCAGTTTTCATGACTTCGGCAAAACCAGCGATAGTTTCTTGGCCTTCGTCAATGATTCGCACTTCATCCACTTGTTCTGCCCCATGCTCTGAAAACCAAGTCATTCGCACGATGGCAAACAACGGGTGCGGCAACTCGCGCTGAACGTAGTGGATCTGATATTTCTCGGATTTATTTGGCGTGTCCGATTCCATGATCAATCCGCCACTAATCCATCATGCCCGGTCATTCAATGATCGTGTCTTCGGGCGCAGCATCAAGCAAACCGCCAACCTGCGTGGCTTCCAGTTCACCTTCGATGTCAAAGTCATCACCCAGCACTTCGTTGTCGCTGAGTTGTGACAGCAAGGTTTCTTGCGTAATCGTGCCAGCGGTGTAGAGCTGCAGCAGTGCTTGAATCTCTTGCGGTTCGAGGCGTGTGCCAAGGAAATCGCGGTTGACGTAACAGCTGCCGGGTTGGCGATCGTTCAGGTATTGCGCATGGAACTGCAGGCAGTTGTCAATCATGTCCTGCATGTTTTGCGCGATGACCATCATGGTGCTGTCACCTTGACTGCGATCAAGACGCTTGGCCTCTGCGGTTTCGGCGCTTAGCTTTTGACCAAGCACAGCAGACAGGCCTAGTTCGTTGATCTGCTTTTCGATCTGATCTAGTCGCTGGAATTGCGATGCAAATGCATCTGATGGCGGGGCAATATATTGCGCGTCACCTTCGGCAGGGAAGCTAATCGCTTCACCAGGGCCAGCACTAACCTCTTCTGCGCTAGACGGGAAACCCTTGAAAATCAAGAATGGCACCGCGCTGATGTGCAGTTGGTTGTCAAGATCGCTTTGCACCTGATATGCCTTCAGGTTCAACATCGCGATATCTTCCAACGGCGGACGTGACTCCATATAATTCACGCGGTTAGCGTATGCAACGCTGAATGGGATATCTTGCAGGCTCGTCGTGCCTTCGTCGACGACTTCCATCTTGCCTTTCTTCTCGTCTTTCTGAAACAGCTTGTATTCACCAGGGGTTAAGACACGCACCTGCTGAACTTGCTTTTCGCCATACTCACCATCTGGGAGCGTCACCGTTTCAGACAGCCTCAGCTGAATTAGCTTTTGCTGGCCGTCGATAATTTCATGCCTGAAGCCCAAGATTTGGCGCGGGGTATATGTCACCCAGTAAGGTCTGCCGTTGCCATCAGTTGGTGCATCAACAAGAACGCCAATATGGCCGTAACGAATTAGCTTGCGTGCTGTTTCATAAGTCCAAACATTGAGGTCATCTTGCAGGTCAACGTTGAACAGCTGTTCGCGGATCTGATCTGACGTGTCGTTAAGGCGAACCGGCTTACGGGTCAACATGCCCGCCAGCATTTTTTCAAGGCGCTGCAGGTAGGGGGGAACAACCGACCTGCTCAGGCGATGGTCATAGCTGATATCTTGCTCTCGTTCTTCCTGTGGCAAATACCGGCGATGACGACGCCGCACTTCGTAAGTGCCGCCAATCAAATCTTCAATTAGACCCCAATGCGGTTCCTGATTGTGCCAGGCGGCATTAGGGTCTGAGACCTGCGAAACTTTGCTGAATCGCTGGCGATCGTAATGAGAAAAACCAGAATACACAGCTAATCTCGCAGGCCAATGCTGATAGTTTACTCAGTGCAAAAGCGACAGTTGATCTGCAACTGGCGGCAATGGTCGACCGCCCCATTGATCACCAATCGCTTCGGCAACACCTAAATAGGTTCGGCTGCGTTCTTTCCAGCGATCGGGGCTTGGCGGCATTTTGATGATGTTTGACTCTCTGCCTTCGACACAATTACTAGCCTTTAGACGCGGTAAGTTTTTCAGCCAAAAACAAGTCGCTTTTGTTTCACCATGCCCATGTTCCCAAGGCTGAATGATTTGATCGGGTTTGCGGATTGAAGTGCTGATCATGCTGATGGGATTTTCTATGCACCAACGGTCGATAGGCGCATCCATTAAAAATCGCACAAAGTCAAGCGCATCTTCAGTTAATTTCCAATCACGCTTGCCTTGATAGGTCGCCCACATTCCACTAATCGCGAGATATGTGCAGGGTGGGTGGGCAACCATTAAATCCCAGCCATCGTTGATGATGTCCTGCACAGGCCCTTGATAGTGAAACTCAGGGTCGGCTTCGCATTCCAATAAATCGCAACTCAAAGCAAAATGTCCGCGACGCCGGAAGGCATCACGGACACGGCCGCTGTATTCACAAGCAACAAGGACGCGCATTACTCAGCGTTTGCAGCAGTCAGAACAACGCTGTTGCGACCCACCTTGATGTCAAACTTTGCGCCAGGTTCCAGGCCCAGTTCGTTGACATATGCGCTGCCGATAAGCAGCTTGCCATCTTTCTGAATCTTGGTTTGATGCGTCAGCTTGCGACCCATCCGCTTTTCAGTCTTCAGGACAAGACCTTTTGCGGCAAGCAAGGCTTCATAGAACTCGGTGAACTTGATACGTTCACCTTGTCCATCAGGACGCTCGGCAACATAACCACAGGCACGCACCAAGTCAGACTTTGACAGATGCGAACCCTCGCGACATTTTGCGAGCAAATCAGCGCCTTCGAGCATGATTCAATAAACAGAACAGGACTAAATTACACCTAAGACAATCAGTTGTCTAGTGTTTTGTCTTTGATAATTTTGGCCTTGCCGTTGGCATCGACCTTGATCACTTGATGCTTGCGTGGTTTGCCGTTTTTTGGCTGCAGCATCCGACCAACCGCCGTCACTTTAGGCTTCATCGTCGTCAACCTCGAACAGGCTTTCCAGCAGTTCTGCCTTTGTGATTTCAAGGGCACCGATCATTTCGACGAGCGATACCCCTTCTTGGTCAGCGATCAGATCGTTCAGCTTGGTGAGGAATGATTCCATGATGGAAGCATGTAGCGGCTGAACTATAGATCAGATTCAACGCATTGACCTAGGCATCCTGAAACCACGGCGCGTTTTATTGACTGACTTCAAGGCTTTTTTCGGATCCTTGTAAAACTCAAGGGCTCTTTCAGCGCGAAGATTGCCGCGTATCATCTTTTGAGAAGGTCGCCTGATCATGGTTGACCCTGGCTTGTTGCGAGTGTCAGCAGTACGCGCAAGGTTTGCCTGTGCTCTTAATTGGCGAGCTGACTGACGACGCATTTCAGCAATGCGAGCACGAATTAACTGGTCTTGCTTGTCGGACTTGGCCTTTTGCTTGGCGGTTTGTTTTGGTCGAGTTGCAGACATCCGAGTTTGCAGCTGTAGTTTTTCAAGCCTTAAGCCGGCGGCATTTGTGCCAGCGTCTTTAATTTTTTGGTTTAATCCCTTTAATCGCTTGTTTTGTGTTTTCCTGACATCTGCCAACATGATGTCACGACCGTCCTTTGATTTTGCGGCTTGCCGCTTGCTTGTTTTCGGTTTTGTTGCTGCTTTTGCTTTTGCTGCAGTCAGCTTTTCGCCCACCTTGGGATCGCGTTTCACCCTGCGGCTAAGACGAACAGATGATTCAGGCAGGCCAGTCTTTCTGCGTGCTGCTTTCGCTGCTGCGTTTGCTTCAACTTTTTTGGCCTTAGCTGCGCGTGCCAAGAAGCTATCGCGTGGCATTCCTTGACCGCCCAGGTTTTTAGGAAGCGTCAGCCTTGCATGTGCAACTGAAGCATCGAAACTGCGCTTGCCAGCTGCTTTAGATTCAGGCGATCTCAAAATATGTCGTTCACCGCGCTTTTGGCCGCCAACTTGGCGGATATTGCCCTTGCCGCTTTTTAGTCGCGCACCCCGGCCGCCAGTTTGTCCGCTATATCCTTTCGGTGCAAAACGACCCCTTGCATCGCGTACATATCGACGGGCCATGACTTGCAGTCGATTAACTCAATAAATTCTAAAACCAGTACTACGTCCAGCCCGCATTTCCAAGAGGCTGAATTGTTTCCATACCAAGTAACCCAGCGCGTCAACCATGTGGTCATACCCTGCGTCTTTATCTGGGTCGCCTGCTTCCGTGTAGGACTGCAGCTCAAGGCATTCGATCAGCTTGGTGCAGTGCTTCGCTACTTGCAATCTGACTTCCCCTTTGCCGTTCTCCAAAGCAGCTTGAACAGTAGAAACCCGATCGCGGACGGGAGGATTTGACCGACCCGACTGGTTAATGAACCCATAGGATTGCAAGATCTCGATGTCAGTTCGTGTGGCGTTCGTGCTTCGATTTCCGCCTGATGCATCAGGGTAGATATATATCTTGGATCTTTGCCCAGCTCGTCGTTTAATTTCTTGTGCCAGCGAATCGGTGTCATGACTGCCACTGATCTCATCGACAATAAAAATCTTATCCCCGTCGCGCACACCAATAACGGCAGACATATTGCCGACGTTGAAATCTAGGCCAACATGCCATGGCTCGTCTTCATATTTTGCAGGCGTACAAAGGTGCTTGTCTCTATCGAACCTGTCGTAAACCTGTCCAGTATTTAAATTAACAAACTCTCCATTCAGGTATGCCTGCAACATTGTCGGATCATAATTTGCCTTCAGGCGTTCAATAAAGTCAGGCGGCAGATGCGGGTTGTCTTGGGTGCGCATACGAATCAACTTGCGATCCGTGCGCTGTTGTGCTTCAGGGCTGCCGAACTCGTTGTAGAGCCACCTAAAGCCTTCTGGCGTGCTTGCTACCGCAAACTGTCGAACATGACCAGACCGCAAGCGACCAAGGATTTTTGGGAATGCCTTCGCCGCTATTGAGTATTGAACAGTGTCCACCTCGTCAACGATGACGTGCGATAGGTTGACACCCACGATCCGTCCGACGTTTTCATAACTGCGGCACAAAATGTGCGTGTCACCCCCAGGCAAGTGCAGGGTGTAGTTCGGAAGCGGACTTGCACGGAAGCTGTACGGGATCTCGTACTGCTCAAGGTAGGAATCGAATTCACTGATCCAAATATCGCGGATCATCGGCCCAGTGGGCTCCATGACGCACCCGGTGAACCCTTGATTTGCAATCGCAAGGCACACAGCTTTGCAAAGCAGCGATCTCGTTTTGCCTGCGCCATACCCGGCGCTGATCGCAAGGATTTCTGATTCTTGGTCTTCAACAAAAGCAAGCTGACCTGGGTGTAGGTCTGCCTTCATGCGTTTAAGCAGCATGTCAGTGTCAAAGCCCGACGAATCACCGAGCACATGACCTAGCGGTGCAGCGTCAAGGATTGACATTGCGCAAACACGCCCCACGCAGCTGGGCACGCTTCTCTTCAATCAAATGCATCGACGACACAGTGCAGCTCATGGTCACATCGTCGATCTTCATGAAGACGCGGTACATGTCGTCTTCAGTTGGCTCGTACCAGAACTCTTCGGTCATGAGCAAAGCTGTGCAAGTTTTGCGGCGGTGTTGATGGCACCCAGGGCGATGTGATATTGCCCTTTTGCGCGTGCTTCCTGCTGCAAGGTGGCGCATTGCGACAGGAGGTCTGCGACCATCTGCGGTCGTTCAACGTCCCAATCGGCCTTCAGCTGGTCGCGTGCGAGCTGCAGGTAGAGGTTGCAAGCGGATTCCTTTAGCCCCCAGTTTTCTTCGGCGTATTTGATGCAATCCGACCGCCGACCGCCATTAGCGATGATGCGTGCAAACTCGCGGGCACGAATAATTGACTCTGCTTTTGTGCCTTTTTTCGCAGCCATTAGTAACAGGCTTTCGCCCTAATGATAACTAGGGCTGATCAATACAATGCGGACGATTGGGGTTGTTGCGGTCTTCGTAGAGCGCAAGGTGATAGCAATCAAGTAGTTCCAGCAGTTCGCCCAGTTTCTTGTCGCATCTGATGTGCGATTTCAACGATTGCGATTGCGGCGGCTTGCTCGGCTTGCTGTGCGGTAAATACACCATGAAAGCGTTTACGGATTGCACTGGTGACGCGATGCAGTGCGCCGCTACCGAAGCCGGATGAACGCAGCAGTTGACGGATGATCTCTGAACGGGACACACCTTCCTGCCGCGCCATTCGGTCGTAAGTTTCAATGTCTTCCGGCGACAAACTAACTTTTACGTCTCTCATAAACCGATGCAGCCGTGAACAGATATTCCTTGATCATCTCAAGGTCTTTAGCGAAAGATGATACCAGAGCCATTGGTATTTGCCGCTGTTCGTCAAAGGCGTTGTCAGAAATTGCAGCAGCGGTTGCAAGGGCATCTTCCATGATCGTTTCTAGTTTTGCGATCACAGGTTCTTGACGCTTAGAAACGTCGATCAAGTCGTTAAGCGGCATGGGACATCCGCAAGTCTTTGAGGATTCCTGTGGAAGCTGACAGTTGTCGTTTGACATTGGTTGCAGTGGTGTTTGTTGGTGTGGGTTGAAGCTGCTGCTGATTCATGAATGCAGCGGTTTCAATCCATTGCTGTTTACGGCGCTGGTGCAGTTTGCGTGCGGTGTCTTTGTCGATTGAAATACCTACAGAACGCGGCCCAGCATCGGTTTGAACGGTGATGGGTTCTGATGTTCCAGAGTCACGCAGACCACCGCGTACGGTGCTGCCGTCTGGTGCGTAAATGGTGTAGGCGCACTTGCAATGACAAATCAACGCAAGATCTGCACCACCGCGACGATGCAGGTTGCCGTCGATGATTTCAGCGTCGTAATCCGGCAGGTACTCATTAACGAGACCGTCTGAATTGCTGATAATTCCCGAATCGTTGCAGGCGAAACAATCGTGTGCGGGCGGCCGCCACGAAGTATCACGGCTTTGCGCAAGCCGTTTGTGATGTGCAGTCATGACGCGATCAAATCACCGTTTTGGTGGCGTGATTCGGGTCGGTGCTGTCTAAGTGTGCTTCGGGGCCGAAACCTTCAGCAGCGATCCGTTGACTAGGAAAGTCTGCCTGCAGTTTTTCGTCTGTATCGAAGGAATCAAACCAAGCGATCAGTTGATCGCGTGTCGCAGATCCTTTAGTGAGACGCAAATGGCGACGAATGTCAGCCGGGTCATGAAAGAACCTGGCGGTGTTGCGGTAGTGCAGGACGAAGGTCGGTGATGGACCTTCGCGTGAAATCAGCCGGTGTACCTGTAGGCCACCAGCCCGAAAGGTGTTCGGCTTCAAAGTTGCGGGTCCCGCGCTCACGGGAGGGCGAAAAATCAAAACGGGTCATCCCCGTTCGGCGCATGATCACGCGGGTCGAATGGTTTTTCAACCCCTGCGGCACCGTTCTCAAGGAACGCTTCATATTTGCCGTCACGCAGCCAACGGAAGCAATCGGGAAACGAAGTTGCAAATGCCCCTGGGGTGCGTTCTGCGCGTGACTGTTCGTTGACAGCAGCCCTTAGAGCGTCCTGCAAGGCGCTGTGAGGCGCTTGACGCAGTGCGATGGCGTATTCCTTCGCAGCTTTCGGTTTGGACTGCCCTGAAGCCTTTTTGTCGATGGCTTGGTACTGCTTCCAAAAGGCGTTGAACTCGTCGGTGTAGGTCGTGCGCTTGCGGGCTGTTTTTGGAACTTGTTCCGTTTGTGCCTGCCGTTGGATTCGATCTGTCTCGCCTGTGTCACATGTGTCGTTTGGCGGGAATCCAACAGTTGTTTTATTTGGGTTCTTATTAACTGGGTTTTTATTCGTGGGTACCTTTTGGGCCCCGGGTACCTGAGTACCTTTTGGTACCTGGGTACCTTTTAGGCCCCACCCCATTTGGTCCCCGGGTCGCTGCATCAACACCGTGTAAACACTGGTTCGACCTGGGCGCGGTGTCTTCACCACCCAGCCCTGCTGAATCAACCAACGCAGCGCGGTTTGCACGTCTTTGACCTTGATGCCGGTTCGGTTCGCGATCGTTGCCCGCGATGCCCAGCAACCCTCGTCACTGCCCCACCCGAAGCGGTGCAGCCACAGGTAGACGCAGATGACCTGTTTGCCACCACGCATGGTCATCAGGTCCATCAGCTCGTAAGGGACCGATGCGAAGCGTGCTGTGCGAAATGCTTTTGTCATGGTATTTTCGGTGCGGGGTCGGCATACCCTCAGAGTGCGTTTGGCTTGACGGTGTGAGCAACACCGTCATTTTTTTTGCCCGTCCATTGCGGCAAAAAACGCTTTCAGCGTTTCTTCGTGCTGCGTCAGCATCAGACCTGAATCCTGTCTGACCTGTTCCGCTTCGCTGCGGGTCACATCGCGCCAGATACCGGTTTCCCAGTACAGGGCCTCTTCATGCTCGCGTTGCTGCCGCAAGAAATCAACCGTCTTGCGGGTTTGCTCTAGATCCTTTCGCAGCGCCTTTAACAGCGCATCACGTTGTTCTGGCGTCATGCTTCAAGACCTGCTTTCATTGCGGCACGAATGATGTCCATCACGGCTTTTGATCCAGCCGTGTTGCCTGTGTAACCCTTCTTTTGCGCAACTTCCCGGCAATGCTGCGCAAGGAAAGATTCGTTAATGGTCACGCGCAACGGATCGGCACTTACGGGCTCGATAACTGCACGACGGATCTGCACAACCTTCGGCAGCTGCTTTTCTTGCGGGTTGGCAGCTTCCTGGACCCAGATCGGTTGTTCAGCCAGCGGTCGCATATAAGCACGCCACTTTGTGCCGCGTGACTTGGTGTTTTCTTTCGGTTGGCGAATGTGAACGATGGTGCCAACTTCAAGCACGTCTAAAACGTTCTGTTCGCCGTAGGCAGGATTTAGAATCGCCTCTTCAAATTTGCCTGATGGCGCCTGCCATTCACCGAAGAACATTTTGCGATCTTCTGTGATGTGGTAGATCTTGAGTTCGATAAACGGATTTACGCTTTCTTGGTGGAAGCCGATCTGTTGAATCATGAAAAATGAAGCGGATGATAATAAGCGTGAATTTGAGCCAATTCACATTGCAATCAATGGAATTGACCCAGCTCCGCAAGGCTCAAAACGCCATGTCGGTGGCGGCAGGTTAATCGAGGTTTCTAAGCGATGCAAGCCATGGCGCATGGCGATTGTTGGCGCGTGTCCATCTGTTTCGCGTCCGATGGATGTGCCTGTAGCGGTGTCGATTGTGTTTCGTTTCGCTCGACCTAAGACTCATTTGACGACTAACGGTCAACCGCGTGCAAATGCACCGAAGCAGTACACGGTGAAAAGGAATGACATCGACAAGTGTTGCCGCTCGACCCTGGACGCGCTGGTGGATGGTGGGGTGCTGCAGGATGACTGCTTTGTCGTTGTGTTGAATGCGAGCAAGCGGTATTGCCTGCCGTATGAACCAGCGGGCGCGATCATCACGGTGATCCCTCAATACTGATCAGGGTGCATCAGGGTGCTATGATGATCCCGCGCACACGCGCACTTTTAACGCACCTCTAAAACAAAAAAACATGGGACGCATCGCAGATCAGCTCGGCGAGTTGTTGAAGCGCATGGAGGAGTCAGATCGACGACTTCAGCGATTGACTGAACAACACATCGCCGACACCCGCAAAACGCTCGATGAGCTGCAACGACTAAACAGCGATCAATGAACACGGGGGCCGCAAGGCCCCTTTTTTGTGCCAATCAAGCCCCTGTCACACGTCAGGGTAGACATCAGGGCACATCAGGGTGCATACTTAGATCAGTTCAGACAAGCGCACCAATGACCAAGCAACTCACCCAATACGACGCTGAGATGCTCACCGCGCTTTACAAGTCTCTGGACTACCTGCAGTGCTACGACTTGCCCGGTCAGCAAGAACTAATCACTGCCATCGAAAACATCGAAGCAAAAGCCAAGTGATTCAAATCATCCGCAAGCAACGCCCGGTCCTTCCGGGCGAACAGACCCCACCCCCACCAGTGGTCTGGAACAAACCCGCACCGCAACTTCCCAAGCTGCCCCAAAACTGATGGAAGACTTCCACAACTATTCGCTGCGTTACAAAGAATGGCTCGAAGACACCGTTGACGAGTCTGAAGTGCTGCCAAAAGACCGCGCAGAGGTTTACTACCTCGAAGCACGGCGGCGCAGCATTTGGCGTCGCTTGCTCAACCTTCAGGGTCGCGTGATGTGGACTGAATGGGTCAACGACCTGAGCGATGCACAACCGCTAATCGACGAAGCCACCGACGCTGGTTACGTCATCACCATCGAAGCTCAACCGTTGCGCTGATGCCTGCCGCATATCAACTCGAACAAGCACGCAGCAGGGGTTTCTGCACGTCCTGCTGTATGCGTCCCGCACGACCTGGCCGTAAGTCATGCGCACACTGTCGCCTGAAATCATCCATCTACGGATTGTTCAGGACACGCCGCAAGACCTCCACACAGGGTCACAACTCACTCGTCAAGGGCTACGAAAAAGCTTGGGTCAAACAAGTGCTCGACACCTTTAACGGTCGATGTGACTACACCGGAAAGCCGATCGAAATCGACGGCAAGGAAACCGCTGCGGTCGTTTTAGACATCCCCAGGTCTTACGTTCCCATTCATGGGCAGTCAAAGATCCATCACCCATCCAACGTCAAATGGTGTCACCGCGACTTTGTTGATTACAAACGCGGTATGACGGGCACTGAATTTAAAGACCTGTGGATCTTTATCAATGACGGCAAATGACCTAGGTCTGATGATCTTGCTGCTACTGCCAGCAATGTTGATGAGCTGCATCCTTTTATGGACGTTTGCAGCTGGTGGTTAATGGTTGCGGACTAGGGCCGACTCACGCATCCGCACCCCTCGCACCCTGTCCGCTGAGGGTGACTTGTCCTTCGCCCGTTTCAGGGTGAAGAGACCAAAGCATAACAGCAAAAAACGGCAATGTCTTGCACTGACGAAAAAACCGGTTTAAGCTGCGCTGACCCCTGTGGCACCCTGATGTTTTCTTGATTAACCATGCTTTACTTGAAGACCAAAGACGCTGAAAAAGAATTGTCCATCAGCGCATCAACCCTGCGTCGAAATCGCGACATTTTTGGCGGCTGCTTGATTGAAGGCAAAGACTATCTCACAGGTTTAACGCCTACCGCTCCAATTCTTTGGAATATCCACGCCATCAGGATCAAATTTCATCATCAAGGAATGATTTTGCGAGGCTTTCATCATGTCATGCCCAATCCTTATACATGAAAATTTCCAACGCGGAATATCACGCGGACCCTGCGGTTTCGGCCTCACATCTGCACGCAGTGTTGCAATCCCCGCAGCACTATTTCAAAAAGTACATTGATCCCAACCGTCCCAAAAATGAACCGACTGCTGCGATGCGGCTTGGCACTCTCGGCCATACTGCTGTGCTTGAACCCGATGAACTCAAAAAGCGACACCCTGTTGTCTCATCACGGCGAACTAAGGAAGCACAACAACTCATTAACGACGGATTTGAACCTGTTCTGCAGTCAGAAATGGACACCGCAGAGCAAATGGCCGAATCAGTCCGTAATCACCCTGAAGCAGCATGGTTGCTGTCAGTGGGTGAAGCCGAATACTCACTTTGGTGGAATGACGACGAGCACGGATTGCGATGCAAATGTCGACCCGACTGGTGGGCTGGTGATCTAGTCGTCGACCTGAAAACGACGCAAGACGCTTCACCAAAAGCGTTCGCAAAGTCGGTTGCGAACTTTGGTTATCACCGGCAGCAAGCGCACTATGTCAAAGGCACAAACTGCGCCAGGTTTATTTTCATCGTCGTCGAAAAAACCTATCCTTTTCAGACGGCTGTGTATGAACTAGACGCCGAAGCATCTGCTATCGGTGAGGATCAACGCAGACGCGCCATGAATCGCATTGCGACTTGCAAGCAACGGGACGAATGGCCCGGTTATGGCGACAACGTGCAAACCCTTTCACTGCCCAGTTGGGCGACCTACGACGAAATTCCTTTTTCTGACTTCTAATGTCTGAACTAACAAAAGCCCTGATTCAGTTCCAAAAAGACGTTGACAAGATCGAGAAAAACGCACGGGCCAACTACGGCAAGTTTGCGGACCTTGCCAACGTGCTGTCAACGGTGACGCCTGCGCTGAACAAAAACGGCTTGGCGTTGACTCAAACATTCCTTGACGATGCATTGATCACGACGCTGCATCACGAAAGCGGTGAAACGATTCACAGCAGCTGCAAGCTGGTTGTCTGCGACGGCCGCAACAACACCCAGGAATGGGGCAAAGCGGTGACGTATCAACGTAGGTTTTCGATCTGTTCCATCCTCGGCATCGTGGCCGACATGGACACCGATGACGTGCCTGATCTGCCGCCGTCAAACAACGCGCCGGCAGCCAAGCCAGCAGCGAAACCAGCTGCAAAAGGTCAAAACAGCATGGCCTTTAATCAAGGCGCAAAAATGATCAACGCCGCCAAGGATCTCGCAGCGTTAAAAACGCTAAGCAAACGCGTTGCTGAACGCAATGAAGCGAACGCCTTCAAAGACGACGAATATAAGCAGCTGATCGAACTTCTTAAAAACCGCGAAGCACAACTGAAGGAGCATCAGAAATGATGAACTCAACCAAATGTCTCGGCGACTTGGGCCGGCAGTGTAAAAACTGCGCTTTTTTTGCGAATGATGGCTTTGAGCGTTATGGCACTTGCCACCGATATGCGCCAAAACCTGTTGTCTATGACCTCAAAGACGAAGGGGAAATGTGTATTGTTCAGCCTGCCATTTGGCCGGCTGTTGAGCCTCACGAATTCTGCGGTGAATTCGTCGAGGATTGTCAAATACCTACAAAAAATGACTGACGACATCCAGACTTATCTAACAACTGAAGATCTTGCTATCCGTTATGGCGTCACCTATGGCACCATTAAACGCTGGCGGCGTGAAGGTCGCGGGCCTGTCTATCAAAAACTTGACAAGCTCGCATTAGATCCCAGACTGCCTCGCGTCAGGTATTACCTGGCCGACGTTCTTGCTTTCGAGCAAGCCAAAAACATCACACCTCTGACCTGAAATGACCCTGCAAGCAAGCGGCATCATCCGCATCTTGAGTGACATCGAACTGAAAAACGTCGGTGACACCACCGTCGCCAAGTTCTACGGCGGCATCAACGAAGGCAAAGACAAAAACGGCAACTGGATCAACAACGCCATCGACGTTGAAGTGTGGGGCCGTTCTGGTGAAGTTATCAAAGAAAAGATGGGTCAGGGCGATAGCTTTTATGGCATCGGCAAAGTTGTCATGAACGAATGGGAATCTGACGGTGGCAAACGTCGCAAGCACATTTTTAAATGTGGTCGCTTTGAATTTCTGCCCCGCATCAGTGATACTTCAACGGGTGACGTCCCCTTTTGATTAACTGACTTTTAGCAGCAAGGCTGATAGCCTTTGCGTTATTCAGCCTTGCCGTGACTGATTCATTCAAGTTTTACCTAGACAGCATTGGTAAATATCCACTGCTTACTGCTGACCAAGAAATTGAGCTGTCAAGGCGGATTATTGCTTGGCAAGAAATTGAAGAGCAACGCCAAGAAATAACTGACCCGCCACCCTTGACGGCGAAAGAAAAACGCGCAATCAGATCCGGTGAACGCGCAAAGAAACAGCTGATCAACAGCAACCTGCGACTGGTTGTAAGCCTTGCGCGAAAGTATGCAAACCGCATTCAAGGTACGGGTCTTGAACTTGCCGACCTGTGCCAAGAGGGCTGCATCGGTCTTGCACGCGCTACAGAAAAGTTCGATGGCGCTCGTGGTTACAAGTTTTCGACCTATGCCTATTGGTGGATCCGACAGAGCATTACACGGTCGATTGATCATCACAGCCGGATGATTCGCATCCCAACTAACACGATTGAAAACATCAACCGGTTAGCGGCATGGAACAATCAATTTCAGCAGCTGCACGGCAGGGCACCATCACTGCAAGAAATGGCAGATCACGTTGAACGCAAGCCTGAAGAGCTGATGATGTGGTTTGAACGTTCATCACCGCATCGCAGTCTTGATGCGCTTTGCCATGAAGACGGATCGCCGTTAATGGATCAAATTGCTGACTCATCAAAAGAATCTGACGTTGTTAGCCACGTCATTAAGACAGAAGAACACGAAAGGCTCAGCCGCGCAATCAACAAGCTGACAGCCCGTGAATACGACGTGCTTACGCGCTATTACTCAGGGACAAAAGGGATGCCATTGGCGCACATCGGCGCAGAGCTTGGAATCTGCCGTGAACGCACCAGGCAGATTAAAAACCGTGCGTTGAGAAAACTACGACTGATTGCCGCGCAAGATTACATGCCACCACGGTCGTCGGACGGGCTCAACCGCTTTGAGTAACTGCGCATCATCAGCAGCAAGCTCTAGTTCAATGATGTGCTTTGTAGCGTTACGGATCAAGAGGGCGTAATGATGATTTTGCTGCAAAAGTGACTTACACAGATCTTTTATGGTCTCGGTATCACATTGCTCCGAAATTGCTCTAATTTGATTCTCTACAGTTAATTGCTCCTCTAAGGGGAGTTCTGCCGCCATCCAGTCAAAAGTCATGGAAAAGAAAGCTTTTGCGCAGGATACTCACAAGACGATCCCCAAACTTGAAGTAATCGAAACGAAGTTAGGGAAGCTGTATCGCGTTTGCTACGGCGGCATGTGCCGCGAACATTACCAAGAGATCGCCGCCCGCCAGCTGCATGAACAGCTGCTGGACATGTGGCGCCATCGCTTCATGCTGAACGCGACACTGCAATATCTGGCATCACAGTCTGATGGTTCATGTAATGAGCCCCACCACGTTGATCTGGGTAGCTCAGAACAGGGGTTTCATCCATCCAATGAAAAACCATCTGACCGATTTTTAGACCGGGATATAACGGCAGCGGATGATATCGACGATTGTTTTTAAGTTCGACGGTTAATTTACTGCCCGCCCAGCCTGGGTCTGCCCAGCCGGCGAGAGCGTGATCATACCCGGCACGCGCACGGGAAGACTTAAGAACAAATTGTGCGCTAATTGTATTTGGCAGATTAAACGTTTCACGGGTTTCACCCAGTACAAACTCACCAGGGTCTAGCAGCCACGGGTTGTCTTCGGTGTGCTCTGAAATGTCAACCCTTACCAAGTCAAAATTGCTGGGGTCTTCAACCATAATGTAAGGCCCCAAAACAACATCCAAAGAGGCAGGGTTAAGCAGGTCCAAAACAAAACCTTCGACCATAGGCGAAGCACCTTCGCAGCGACTACGGATCTGCCAATCAGCAAGAACACCCACCGTTTCATAATTATGCTGCAGCAAGATTATCACCCATCAATCCATTTTTCAATCCATTGCTCACGATATTCGTCGTAAAAAATTTGCCGCTGATACCAGTCGTGCCAGTCTTGGTGGCCTTTTGAGCTATTACAACCAAGGCAACAACTTACAAGGTTGTGTTTGACCGTCAGGCCGCCGTTCGCTTTCGCTTCTACATGATCAAGCGTTGCATCACGCTCTGATAATTCACGACCGCAATATGCACAAGACCAACCCCATGCATTATGAATTGAGCTGCGAAAGCGTTCCTTTGCTTTTTTGCGTGGAATTAAAATCGTTTCGTCGATTTCATGTTCCATGCAGTTGCCTGATAGAAGTCATTGGCCGACATCTGCAACTGCAAACATTGTATCCAAGGCAACTTATTGCGTAATAATCATCCAACCAGTGCCATCGCCTTCAACTTCCCACCTGGGCTTAAATGCTTGCCGACTGATGCGCACATAATCAGCGCGGTCATTGTTTTTATGTCCGCCGTTGATCATGTCAGGCATACCCATCGGATCATGCACGATCAGCTCTTCGCGGTTGTAGCCAACAACAAGCACGACATGACCGCAGCCATCGTCGTTGCACACAGGCTCAGTAACAGAACCTCGATGCAGATACATAACGATGACCGGACGGCCTGCATCAATCTCAATTTCTAAGTCATCAAGCCTGCCATCGGTCCTGAATTCAGCGTCAAGACCTAACGTCCGCAGCGCGTTTAACTGCACGTCAACCGACGTTGTATCACCCAGGTGCTTTCTGATCCGGTTGTAAACGTCGAAACTGTCTACGCGACCATGAAACGCGGCTGCCATTCCAGCCACCGCAGAAAAGCACTCGCGGTAGCCGTAACCGGTCCTTGAAGTTAGTTGGTGGTAATACGGCGCATGAACTTGCTGTTCAACGCCTGCTGCTTTCCACGCTTGCAACCATTCGGCGTCTTCATCCTTCAAATGCTGGGGCAAATCCTGTTCCAGCTGCGCTATCGCTGCGTGCTGGTACGGGTTGCCAAATCTGAAGTGCTCGAAATACTTCAACAAATCAAGCATTAGGGGGGAGCAGATTACGCTCAACAAGAGCAACCAGTTGATCATCTACGGTATTTGTCGATTGCTTGGCTGCCGCCTTAAGCAAGTCAATCAACAACTGGCGCACCGCCCTACTGTTGATGAATGACATCAAGATCGGCTTGAATAGCAACAGCATGGCGAAAAACCAGCAACGCGCAAAGTCTAGGCGCGTTCTTGTTTCGCTTCAAGCCTTGCCACTGAAGCCTCTAGATTCCGCAACCTTTGAAAGACTTCACTGTCTTTGCGCATCACGTCGTCGTGAAATACATTCAAACGTTCAGCCAAATTTTCGACCGCAATCGTCAAACGTGCCAACGTTTCACGGGTCTGCAGGTTCTGCCTGCCTGCATTATTTATGGACATCGCAGCAGCTGTGACGCTGGCACCTGTGACGGCCGCAAAAATCTCTAGCATGACAATCGACGGTCGTCCTAACCATCATGGCTGATCCGACTGAACCGCAAGAACAGGAACAAGAACATTCACGGCTTGGTGATCTTGTAAAACTTGCTGTTCTTGCATGGAGCATGGCGATTCTTACCGCCAATTATTTGGGCGTCTTCAAGCAGTCGCTCGATCCGACTTTTCCCGCCAGCTTGCTCACGGGGACGATGGCGGCGATGGGTGTCAATATCAGGCAGAACAAAAAAAAAGATGAGCCCAAACAACCCACCACGGTCAAATGAAACGCTTACTTTCCCTCGCGATCCTGCTGACAGCCGCACCAGCAACCGCGCAAACAATTTCACCCAAGTTCACTTCTGCGACCGTTAATGCGACGACTACCACGACGCAGACCATTGACGAAGTAATTGCACACGAAATCTTTGGCGCTGCCATCACCACTTATTCCGGCACTAATGTAAAGCCGAGTGCCGCTGACATCACCAACAGCTCCACTACATGGGACATCGTTACGGAAGGCGAGGATTTTCAGCTGGAGATCACCACCAAGGCCGCAGGCATCATCGAAACGATCGACATCGACCGCACCATCGAAACCGAATCCACTACCACTACGCTTTCGGTCTTTGCGCAATAGTTTTTAGCGCTTCAGTCAATGCAGCAGAAGTGAGCAATATTGCTGGACCGCAAGCGGCGGCGACAAGTAATAACACCAACACCTCAATGCAGTTCAACAACAACGGTGCTCCATCAAGGCAGCACATGGGGAAGGGCGTATCTTGCAACGGTCCAACCCTGAACGTCACGCCGTTTTATTTAGGCGCAGACACGCACACCACCAGTTACACAAGGTCTGGTAATTTTGGAATACAAATTGGGTTGGCTGCACCCTTGGATGGTTCCATCACGGAAATGTGTAAGGAACTGGCCCGACAACGCATCTACAAAGACAAGCTTGACTCCCTGCTAGTTAGAGCAAAAGAATGCGCGAACCTATACGACCGTGGTTACATGCTTGACCCTAAGAGCCAGTTGGGTGCTCTTTGTTCCGGCGTCGTCTCAATCGCTGCCTACCAAAAGTTTCAGGCGCAGGACGACCCCGTAGCTTTGCAAGACGCTTCATACCAGTCTTCATTGCAGGCTTTAAAAGCTGAACGAGCCGCTTTAAAAGCGTTGATGCAACAAGTGTCCCAGCAACTGCAGCAACAGAAGACGCCCCAGCCGTCACAATCGCAGTAGATAAAATTTCTTTCCGTGGAACAGGGATGCTGATATCAGTCCCAGGTAGCGTGATTTCAGTTACTTCTTTGAACTGTGGTAAACCGTTCGGCAGCTTTGGTTTGCTTGGGGGCTTCTGTGGTTTTAAGCGTTCTAGGGTCTGTTCTTTACGCTCATCTAGCGCCTCTTGCTCTTCTTGAATCTGCTGCCTCATCTGCTTTGCGGAGGGCAACACCAAACCTTCCCCACGAGGAATTGAAAGTTCCAAAGGCGGCAGAACTGGTTCAACCCCAAGTTCAGGATTTGCTGGCAGCCCCCAAACAGGAAGCACAGGAAGTTCAACCATGCCCGCCTTCCATGACTTTAATTCACCCTTATATGCAATAAAAAAGCCCTTCCTGCCTCAGTTCAGGAAGAGCTTTTACAACGTTAGTCGTTTCCCAGCAAGTATTCACGTTCTTTAGCGTATGGAGCCGTCGTGTAGTAATCACGCAGGTCCGATAAGTAAGGAACGATCCAAGTTGGCGGGAAACAATAACGCCAGTACGAAGGACGCAGGCACTGCATCACAACCACACGAAAAAATTCGTTGGCGTAGTTCAGTGCTTTTTGAAACTCAAAAGTTCCACTTAGCGCCGATTTTGGTTCCAATGGCAGGATTCTCATCAGCAGTGATGAAGCTTACCTCGCCATAAACGCCGAAATTTTCAGTGGCCTGTACGCTGCCACCAATTTTGCCGGACGCTTCCATTTCAGAATCCTTTCCATCAGTCACAATGGCAGGACCGCCTTGAATGTAGAAACCATAGGTTCCGTCTCCGCCTTCGTAACCAACGTGCAGATCTGTCGTTGAGCCAAGATATCCATCTTGGTATCCAGCATTGTTTTCTACGTTGGCGAACGGGCCTGCAATAGCAGGTGTGCCAATCATCGCAATGGCACTTGCAATGGCAACGGATTTAATCATAAAAAAAGTGAAACCGCTGCCACCTTAAAGCGGATCTGGCTTGCCAGCAAGAATTGCTATCGCACGCTTATAGAAGTAGGAATCAGTCTTTCCTTGCCGTTCCAGCGTTTCTTTGATCAAACGCCAGTTTTTCAAGGTGTGTTGATCCATTCATCGGCCTTGACCTCTATAACGCTTTTTACCCTTTTTGGGCAGGGAATGACGCCCCGAACCCTGATGAGTTTTTTTAGGTTTTCCTTCAATGAAGGGGTTTCCGCTTAAGGATCGGGGCTTTGCCATCAAATGTCAGTTGATTCCAGCAGGGCATACTTGTTCGCAAGACCTGTAAATAGACCTCGCATTGGGTGTGACGCTTGGTCTCGGCCGTCAAGGAAGAACAGTGCTTCCATCCATTTTTGACGGTTATTTTGACAGGCAATATCCTCTGCACCGGGTTTGCAGGGGATCATCGGGTCAGGGCGTTGCATCAAAAAATGGCAGTCACGGCAATGTTAGTCGGCTTGTCAGGTGCCACGGTCCCACACGTCAACACCGTGACCATTCGCTCCGCAGATATAGAGGTATCTGCCATTTGGAGAAAAACACATATCCCTAGCCGCTCCCTCTTGGGTTCCGATATACAAGCTGCTATCGGCATCACTGTTAATTTGGGTTATATCCCATGCAGTGGTTAAATTCCAACTGTAGATGTAGTCCCGAGTTGTTCCAACGACATAAGCAATTAAGCCGTCGTCACTCATCCAAAAGGCGATAGGAGTTGCTTCGTTAATAGTAGTGCTTACGTCCAGCAAAGAGCTTTGCGAGTGGTATGTCTCAGTCGTCATATCCCATGCTGTACTCAAGCTAAACCTTTTGACCCTGTCAAGCGTATTGTCTATTCCAAACATTTTCGTGCCATCGGGCGAAAAATACACACCCCGGAAAGTGTCGAACTCAGCGGTAAAGCTTTGGTATCTTGTGTAAGATATGGTCGAAATATCCCAAGCTGTAGACAAAGTGTATTCGTACAAATGATCGTCAACATCGGAACACCACATTTTTGTCCCGTCGGGCTTAAAAAATATGCCGGTGGCCGCAGCATTTAAGCCGTTGCTATAGCTTGAAGTCCTTATGTTTGCTGTGCTAACCCTGTTACTATGCGACGTTATGTCAAAAGGCGTGCTTAGGTTGTACTCTTCCAGGTTTTCACCAACATCTATGTGGTAAAACTTAGTACCATCTGGTTTGATAAAAACGCCACGAAGATCGCCGACAGTAGCCCCAGAGTCAACAACAGTATCAAATGCAATATGCGTGTATTCGCTAGCTTCCCTATAGTCAACACCCTCTTCAGCAGAGCTGGTATTGCCTGCAGCCGCCATGAGGTATTTAGCCAGATTGCTCATGCAACGTCTCCGACATGTGCGCCGTAAAGAGTGAGACTAAACTTCCACAACACAACAACCGCATAACCAGTGGTTGGCAACGTTGGTGCGCTGCCACCTGTCCAAATCATTGACGGCCAAGTTGCTGTGTAAGACGATCCATCAGCAAGGTGCAAAATCATTGCCTCGCCTGCTGCAACTGAATCCGTAAACGTAGTGTTAGCCCCTAGCGTTTTATATTGCACCGCACCATTGCCAGGATCCAACGCTGTCCCCGTCAGGTTGTAAACCGTATCGGTAAGGCCCACTTCAATCAGTGAGCCACCATCTGTCTTTGTAAAAACGCCGCCGTCTGTTGTGTTTAGCGCAAGCTCACCAACGACAAGATCGCTTGTTGTCGGATTTGTCGTGCCACGCTTTTGCTTGATTACATTCGCCATCAGAACGTTCCACCATCAACAGTCGAGCTGTTTGACAAATAATCAGTGCCAGCAGTTGCAGCGGTAAACGCTCCAGTGCCGTTACCTTTCAAAATGCCGGTCAAAGTGGTTGCGCCTGTTCCGCCGTCTGCAACAGCAAGCGTTCCAGTAAGACCTGAAGCGCCAAGGTCTACCTGCATTGACTGGGGCGAGTCGCCTGTAAAAACTAAGCCGCCATTAGACAGCAGCTTGGTGCTAACCGTTGAACCGCTGACACTGATACCATTGCCAGCACTAACGCTTGAGCCGCCTGAAGACGCAATCGTGATTGAACCACTGCCTTCAGTGATCGTGACGTTGCTGCCTGCTGTCAGTGTTGCAAGCGTGTAACCACTTCCATTGCCAATCAGCAACTGACCATTAGATGGTGCAGCAGTTAAACCAGTGCCGCCATAAGCGCGACCAATGGTGCTGCCGTTCCAGGTGCCAGTGGCGATGGTGCCAACAGTAGTAAGGCTGGAGCTAGTAACACCAGAACCAAGAGTGCTAGCACTAAGAACGCTGGTGCCATTGATCTTAAATTCTTTGCCGGAAGCAATGTTGACATGCTCCGAAAAGTCCCAGCTGTCAGTGCTGTTCGTCCAAACAATCGTGTGATCAGTTGCGCCTTTCAGCGTGATGCCACCACCGTCAGCAGTTGTATCGGTAGGCGTAGCAACGCTGCCCAGCTCAATGTTTTTATCGTCAACAGTCAGCGTTGTTGAGTTGACCGTCGTGGTCGTTCCATCGACCTGAAGATTGCCTGTGACCGTCAGGTTGTTGCTAAACGTGGTATTGCCCGACAACGTGGCACCACTCAGGTCAACCGTTCCAGTAAATGTTTTATTGCCGCTGATCGTTTGGTTTGAGGTCAGCGTTGTAAACGCACCAGAACCCCCGATCGAAATAATTGAACTTGCTTCGCCGCCACCGGCATCGCCAAACCCGTAATAGAGAATGTTATCGACTTCGCTAAAAGCGGGTTCACTCGGGGCAAGGCTGCTTGGAGCGCCAGACGCACCACCAGATGCACGCTTCTTCAGTCGGATGGTGTTTGCCATGGCTTAAAAATTGCCTCCAAGGACAACGGTGCTAATGGTCCAGGTTGCGTCTGCCTTGTACTCCCCGGAAGCCGAGTCGTAATAGACAATGCTCTTGTCAACCTTAGCGGTTTGATCAAGGGTTAAATTAAAACCTGCAGCGCCTTGTGGGCCTTGTGGACCTGCTGTTGTTGCAGTCACCGTTGTTGTGACCGGGCTTTGAACAACTGTTGAAGAACCGTTCTCCGTGACGGTCACACTGTTGTTCGTTGTGGTGACGTTTACTGTTGTCATGGTGCGGTGTAACCCTGACTGACAAAGATGACGCCTTCCAAGTAATACTCGCGAAGACCGCTTCCGTTTTCCAGCATCACGTCATACCGCAACTCATCAACAAACGTTGCCGTCTGTGTATCAGTAAGGCTGATCGTGATCTGACCGTTGGTGCGGTTTGTGTAAGCAATCGCGAAATCCGCGTACTTGGTGGTACGTCCTTCGTTCCAAGCTTGGGCATACGCGGTGTAACCAGTAAGGTCAATCACCGCATCACTGCTGTCCTTAAACTGCAGCAACAGGCTGTAATCAGCCCGACGCTGCAGCGTGATGTTGTACGTCCCAGGCTGAACAGTCATGGCAAGCCTCCTGTGGCAAGTCTACTTGAACTGACTAGCCGTACCAGTCAAGAAGGTTCTGTCGGCCAAGTCATGGTGTGAGGGAAACCATCTGCTGCAGTGATGTCACGCAATGCGGTTCGATACGCCTTCCACTCTGTTTTCTTTGCAGTGGTCAACGGACTGTCAGCCAACACCGTCCAATCACAGGCTGAAAGCTTTTGATCACGCTCTGCACGAATCCTTGTGGCAACTGCGTTGTCGATTTCAGTGCGGTAAGCAGCTTCGTTGTCAGCGGCTGTGGTGACGTTTCCATCATCATCAGTGGTATCCGTGAAAATCGGACCAGCAACAAAACGAGTGAACCACTGGCCGTTGATCTCTTCAACGCCATCACGGGTGCTGACGCCATACGGTGCAGTCACCGTCGCTGCCGCACCATTCAAAACAGCGTCATAACCAAAGTGGTCCAGCACTTCGGTTGTGATGTTCTTCGGGAAGCTGGTGTTGGGGTTTGCAGCTTTTAGCTGGCTTGTGGTGATGACTTCACCAGTGGAGCGGTTGCGGATTTCCATGATCAAGCAATGGCGAGAAACAGGTAGGTGCCGCCACTGGTGTTCAGTGCAGCAGGTGCTGACGACGTAACTGTAAAGCCAGCGTTCAACGGATCAATGTAGT